ATATTGGTAGAAGCAAACTCGATGTTCCACGCCCGACAGCTTGACGAATGACATCTTCTACAGCGCGGGCTATTGTTTCTGGGTCTCCAATACCTGTATTGACAGTTGTTGCAATGGTTACGCCCGCTGGTGAACCAGTAGTGGCAGCACTACCGCCTGTAGGTACTTGAGGCATTATTCCAGTAGCCCCACTTATTCCAGCAGATGCTGCTGCTTGAGCTGCGTATCTTGCGCCTGATAAAGCCTGTGCAAAAGATGCACCGCCTGCTAATCCAGCAGCTAAAGAGTTTTGAGCAATGGTGTTAGTCAATGCAATGGATTGACCATTGACTTCAATCAAAGCTCGCTTGACTGCGTCTAGTCCAGTTTCCCATGAAATAAACGGATTGCCCGCATCCATAGAATAAACCTCAGTAAGTAAAGTCTGAAGGCTTGTTACTTTAACTTGGGCAGCATCTAACATTTTTGTGTATTTATCTATCTGGTCAATGTTTTCTGTTTCGATAGCCTGCATAAGCTTGAGACGAATACGATCTTCTTCTGAAATCTTACCCTTAAGGGCTGCTTCAATCTGTATCTTCTGAAGGTCAAAGATTGCCTTGGCCTTAGCTAGTTTTAGTTGAGCTTGAGCTGCTCTAGTTTGTGCGTCGTTTAGTTTAGTTATTACTTTTTGATTTTTAAGATAACTGCCAGATTGAATTGGATTTTTACCCATAGCAAATTCTTCAATTCGTCTAGCTTTTGCACCAGCTTGATTTAATAAAGTTATGTAACTACCAAGAATCGGAATGGCTTGAACTATATTTGCCCCTGTTAATCCACCGACTCCAGGAATTTTTTGTATTGCAGCAGCCATAAGGCCAAATCCACGAATAACATCTGCTGTGTAAATTGCTAAGTTTTCCATGTCATCGGCTAAATTAGACACAGTGTCATCATCAGATAAAATTACCAAAGAATCTACAATGCCTTTGCCAATAATTTCTTTTACATTATTGCCAGCAATAGCCAACTTATTTAATTGTCCTGCATAACTTTCTGCTGCACTCGAAGCCTGACCAGCAAAAAGTTTAGCTAGTTTTTTCTGAATTACTTCAAAGGATGATGCAGTTAATTCTGCCTTACTAAGGCCTACACCTAATTTGCCAAGGGATGCATTATTGCCAAGATAAGCTTTTTGCAATCCTTGAGATACGGCAGTTAAATCTTTGCCAGTACCTGCTGAAATATCTAAGGCAAGACCTAGGAGGTTTTGTGCCTTTGTGATTGAGCCAGTGGCACGTAGCAATCGATCCATAGCGGGACGAAGTTGATCATCAACAACACCTGTTTGTTTTTCTAAACGACTTATTAAGTCATTAAGATAAAGTGAGGTATTGCCCGTTTCAAGTCCAAGATTTTTAAGAGTCACTCCCAGAGAACGAGCTGCATTATCATCTTCAAGAAATGCTTTAACAGAAGCTTTGCCAAATGCAACAACTGCGGTTGTTCCAAATACAACACCAAAAGTCTTGCCAAGACTTTTTACGTTTCTTGTTAATTTATCTGTGGCGGTTTCTGCTTGCTTAAAGGCTTTCTTGCCTGTAAATTCGGAGGCAATATCAATTTTTACTTGAGCCATGATTAACCTCTTACTGTTGTGCGTTGATTAAGTTTATTTTTAGAGTTCTCAATTGCTTTAAGTACGGCAGATAAAGCTTTACCATTATCTTCCTCATAAGCTCTATACAAACCACGGCCTTTGCGATTGCCTGTGCCTTTGACCTGAGAAGCAAATTTTCCATCTAGATTTTTTACAAAGATGGTATCTGGGTTCCTATTACCCGCAATTTCATAGATTGCTCCAGCTCTTGTCTTGTTAAACAATTGAGCCAACGAACGAAATCCTCTAGAGTTGGGCTTAGAAGGACTTGATTTCAATCCAACATTTGCTTTGACAATAGATGCAACATATTTAGGGAAAGTTGCAGTGCTAAAAGCCGATGAGCGAGAATTGATTGCATTTCCTGTTATACCCCAGTTTGACAATATTTGATTATCGTTGGGCATATAACCTCTAGCAACCTTGACCACGGGACGCATGGCTTGAGCCATTTCTTTTGTCAATGCTTTAGATAAATCAGGTGTAAATTCTCTCAAGGCTTTGCGAAGTTCAACCGCGCCCTTTACGTTTACTGGCATCGTTGATCTCCTTTGCTTCATCTTTAAGACCCTGCAACAAGGCTTGGAGCATTATTGGGTCTAACTCAAGTAACTGCTGTGGCGGGATTTGCAACCTTATGCTCAACCGAGCAATTAGGTAGGTGAAAGGCAAATCTCGCTTTATGCTAAAGGGTCTGAGTCTAATACCTCAACACTTTTAAGAGTGCCGATAAAAGTCTCTAACCTTGCATCTACTGGTTCACCTTGCCGTTTAACAACTTCATGAGCCAAAAAATACACTTGGGTCTGACGCTCTTCCTCACGAAAGGCCTTATGAAACCCCATGTTGTAGTGCTGTTCGAATAAATATTCAATTAAGGGCGTAATTTCCCCTTGCACTACTTTTCCATCTGCGAATGTAATTTTTAACTGTGCCATGATTTGCCCCTTTGTTTAGTTGTTTAGAATGAACCTGTGGTTGCTACTGTGATTGCTCCTGAGACCTGAAAAGTCAAAGACTGCATTCCTAGGCTTGCGACATCTCCCGCAATAGGAGTAATCGTATCAACCAAGATTAGCCCACTGTAAAATGGGTTAGCTGCTGATCCAGTAGATGATTTGTCTAGTGCGCACTTAAAGTATGCATTAGTAGCAAATAAAGTGTTGAGTGACTGCAATACAGCAGAAGCTGCATCATCGTTAATTAAATCAACAGTAATGCTGTTATTCTGCAATCCAGCCACATAACGATGACCTGTATCACCCATCGCTGTGGTCTCAATCTGATCTACTGAACGAGTCAATGTAAAGCTTGTTACATACGCGCTAAGATCGATTGAGGCAGGGTCTGTTGCTCCTACTTTGAATCCAACCTTATTTACGATTCCCTGTGCCATTGTTATTCCTCATCTTTCTTAGTGACTGGTTTTGGTGCTGTTGCAGTTTGACCGATTCGCACGAGCCATTCTGCGTTTGCTTTGTCGTTATCGGACATGATTAACTCCAACTTGTTAGAATTGATACGGACATCTCGCAGCTGAGAAGGTCTCCCGAAGCAGCATTGAGAACGCTAGGTGCGCTTATTGCGCCTACATTATAGGTCAAAGAAGATGCAGCGAGCAGATTGAACACTCTGACTACAAAATCTTCTATGCCATTGAGATTGCCCTCGTTGTCAAATAAAGGGGTTGTAATAATTAGCCGAAAGTTAGCAAAGGGACTAATTGAAATCTGAGAGTTATTATTTGGTGTTAAGTATGGATCATCTGGGCTGACTATGACTGAGTTAGCCAAGACTGTAGCAGGCGGGAATGCAAAGGTCTGCCATTTTGAGTTATCGACTAAAGCTGTGGCAAGTGTCGTTCTAAGTGTCGTAATAGCAACTGGTGGCATTATCCGACCATCGAATTAGGGCTTATTGCGTGTGTTATCAATCCTCGCACCTTAGCGAGAAGCTGTGCGCTCATTCGGTAAGGGCTTGGCTGGAAATCGACAAGGTTACTGCCTGAAAGGGTCGCAGTACGCGCTTGCCATATTTCAACAGATATCATCAAAGCTGCATTCTGAATTGCTGTGTCGGTTGCATAATCCGTTGCTGTTCCTGCAACAATACCAATAGGTTGAACTGCGTGTGTGTTCTGATCTGCACCTACAGCAGCGAAAGAGATAGCGTTAGAGCTAATAGCAGTAATGGTTTTAGCCCCGTTATATGGACTGCCATTTCGACTGACAGTTACGCTCTGACCCACATAAAAATAATCTGAAATGTTTTGTTCAAAATACAATGTACCTACATTGCCTGCAATGCTTTGATAAGTATTGTAAATCTCATTTTGCCAAAGCATTGGAAGCAAGACTGCATCAGATGCGTCACAGACTTCTTGAAGAACAGCATCAGTGTATAGCGTGCCGACACCTAAAGTAGTGCGCAATTCGCTGACTGTTGTAAGAGCCATTGCCATTCCTTTCTTAAGACTCTGGGGAGTAGAGGGCTACTACTCCCCAGAGCGACTTAGAGTGTTACTTATGCAACATTCAGCTTACGGAATGCTGCTGGGTAGCGATTAACTACTGCAACATATCCGTAGATGCCGATTTCAAGCTGACCATTTGCAACTACATTTGCGCGAATCTGAAGTGTGCCTGATTCGTGGAATCGCATTGCATCTGTTGGATAAACAAGTGCGTGCTTAGCGTTTGCATCGTCACCTGTGTAGTTTGCATCAACTACCAAGTTGAGGCCTGCTACTGAGCCATTTGTCGAGCCTTGCGTGATTC